ATGCCTCAGTTGAAGGACTGTGGTGGAGATTTAAATAAAAAATGGTATGTGGAATATTCTCTACGAAATCCGCAAACTGGTGAAATGAAGAGGTTTCGGCATTATGATGGATTTTCAGAGTTGAAATCTATAACGGAACGTCGTGTGCATGCGGAAAAAATAATAGCCGAAATTAAGCTGAAATTAGAAAAAGGTAACGACCCTTTCAGTGACAAAACTATTACTTATCAGGATGAATTGATATACCAAATGACAGCTTCACGCTGGGGAAAAGAACGTGAAGCTGTTATATGTGCACGTACTTATCTTTCAGAATTCTTAGTGATGAAAGAAACGGAATTGGCTCACTCTTCCTATCAAACCTATAAATCAAAATTGCGTATATTTTGTGAATGGCTGGAGAATAATAGGTTGGGGGACAAGAATGTACGCTGCATCACAGAAGAACACATTCATATGTTTTTCTATTATATTGCTGATAATACCCATATCAGCCGTAGAACCGTCATGAAGTATAAACAGTTATTACATACTTTCTTTGACTATTTATTAAAGAATAAAAAGGTAATACCTTTCAATCCTGTTATCAATATTCCAAACCTTGGAGAAAAAAGAGATGAAGCTGCACGCCCTATTCCTGATACTATACGTAAGAAACTGACCGATTATATGCGTGAATATGATCCTCAGCTTCTATTAATTTGTGAGCTAGAATATTATTGTGCTATCCGCCCCAAAGAAGGGATTCATCTACTTGTTGGAGATATTAACTTGGAAAACGCAACAATAACCGTTCGACAGGATATTAGTAAGAATGGACTAACAGAAACAGTAAATATACCAAGGCAGCTATATGACGACTTGGCAGACTTATTACAGGTTGGCAGATATCCGGATACTTATTACCTCTTTTCTAATGATGGAATGCCTGGCAAAAACAGATTGGGTAAAAACACTTTGAGATATCGTTTTGATCGCATTCGTGATAAATTAGGTTTTAGCAAAAAATATAAATTATACAGTTTCAAGCATACGGGAGCAGCCAAACTGGTAAATGCAGGAATAAATACTTGGGAGCTTCAAAAACATTTCCGCCATAAGTCAGTAACAACGACAGAGAGATATCTGGCTAAACGATTTGGAGTAAATTCACATATCATAAAAGTAGACTTTCCTGATATGTGATATTTTAAAGCGTAGGAGGTTAATTTATGCCTCCTACATTCCTACTGTCCTACATAATTGATTTATACCTCTTCAATTTCAATTATATTCAATGGTGCATAATAATAAGTTCCTGCCTTTCCTACACCAAAATCAATCCGTAACATCCCGTTTTCCCCTACGGTTACCGTAACAGGTTCGGTAAGGTTGGCTGTATTATTCTGCACACCGGATGTGGGTAAGGCGAATGCCGTCTCATCTGTGTCTGTCACAGCTTTGTATGACAGCGCTTCATTGGGAATGACACGCTGTGCCCAGATGGTGTTGGTGAAGATGCGAACTTTGTAAGTTCCTGCAGGCACCGTAAACGTGATGCTTTCGCTTTTAATAGCATTGGCTCCCATGGCTGAATTGTGCCACAGGTATTCATCGGGGTAAACCCCGCTGTCGTCACCAGTGACCGCACCCTTTAAAGCCGCGCTGGATATCATTACAACCGAGTTTGTCGAAGGTACTGCAGTACCTAATAATTCACCGAGCGTATCATAAATATGGCGTGATTCGGTTATTGCAGCCTGCGACTGGAACCTTGTAATACCCGTTGCTGCATCATAAACAGAGGTAGAAGACGGGATTTCAGCCTTACTCCACCCAAGCGATACAATGGCCTTACGTGTACCGGCTTCCAGTACTTCAATAGTGTCTGACCTGACCTCCGAAACGGTTCCGTCCGGAGCCTTGATCTGACAATAGACCGTCTTAACACCCAATCCTGAAGACAATGAGAATGGAACCTCACTGATGAAATCAATCCATGGCACTTCCGACAGATCCGGGCTTTCACCCAGCCTGTATGAAGCCGGGGCGGTAAATCCGTCAAACACGATGGTTATTTTGACCTCTTGCTTAACAGTGCTGTCGGCATTGTTGTTGATAAGAATGGAGTTCAATCCGAAAGGTCTGTTTAATGCGTCCACACGCTCCTGATATGGCGGTCTCAAGTCATCGCTAAGTCTGGATATCATATATACGGCATCCTCCAGCGTGTCCTGTGAGGGCGATGCTTCAAACGCAGCCACATATTTCTCGGCCAAAGCGGGCAATCCTTGATTGCAGTTCAGGTTGACAAGCAACGTGCCGTCAGCCTGAACGCCGGAGGCAAGATAATAGAGTGTATTCTCTGAGGTAATGCTCTTTACGTTTGAGAAATCAACTCCTGATAATTGCAATGTCATCTCATATCCCTGCCGGAAATTTTTCATGCCCGCAAGACGCAGGCTTATAACCAGGTCGGTTCCGTCATTGCCGACATTGACTGTCGAGAAATGGCGGGTAAAGATATACTCATAGATTTCCTCAAGGGGAGCAATCCAGATGCTGTCATTGCCTCCTTTGCCATAAGTATCATACAGGTAGTCCAGGAAGGGCTTCACTTCCGTTTCCCAATCAATGAACTTGCTGTTTCCCACCTCAATGTTATGCCCGCCTACATTCATCAGGTAGGCGTTGTTTTGAGTGTAGGCATAGTCGGCCTTTTCCTTTAATTGCCCAAGCGTATAGTTGTCATATGTAAGGCGGTTCATCAGGCTTTGTTTGTGTGAGAAGAAACCGTCCCTTAAACCACTCAGGCTGATGCCCGTATCTTTTATCAGGGTTGACATCTGGTAAATATCCGGATTATCATTACCGGCAGATTTGAATGCCTCCGGGTCCTCCTCACCGGGGAACAACAGCAAAAAGGGTGTGAATCCGAGTTTGGACTTGACCTCCTCATTACACATCCGCACTGCCACCACTGCTCCCTCCGCATTATAGCCCCCGGCTCCATGATTCTGAACCCCGTTTCCGAAGTCTATGAATTTCTGCATCTCTTCCAAATGGAAATACAGGCTGCCATTGTAGGTATATTCCAGTGTTGGCGTCTTTCCGTTCAGATGACTGATGAATCCGGAATTGAAGCCGAACCTTACATCACGTCCGCAACCGTCTGTGTAACATAGGAAGCGTGAGGGAACCGCCCCTGTCGTTTTCACCATTCCGTCATGGAATACCCTGCTGTCATCGACCCATTTCTTGTTGACATAGTTGAATATCCTGCTGTACACATAAATCAACGAGTCATCCACCGTCCATGAAAAAGCGAACCGTTTGTTATACTTCAGTTCCGGCATGACGGCCTGTATGCCCGAGACATCCCCTTCCAGCTGAGAGAGCGGAATACGCAACGTGACATCGCTGTAACGCACCGTCTCGGTATAGGCTATCGAAGCCGACCTCACCTCGGACTCGACATTGTCATTCTTCACCTTGACATACAGTGTGACAATGCGGCTGCCGCCGGTAATCGTATAGCTAAAACTGTCTCCCGCATACTCCTGCCACTGAACGCCTGTAAACGTACTGTCCTCGCTGACCATGTAATATTGCGGTTGTTGGAGATCATACGCCATATCCACTGTTATCCTGTCGAATATCGTAGATGCCGCACCTCCATTGACAGATATGCCTGTGAGAATGGTCGGCATATATATATACTCTATCCCGGCACTGACAATTTCCGAGATCTCCGTATTGTTGCGTACCTGCGCATACACCCTGTGTTGCCCGTATGTGCCGTTAAGTGTATAAGTAATGTCCGGAGTCATTTTCTGCCAGGACGCGTCCGCCAGGTCCGGTTGCAGCCCGATACGGTATTCCTTCGCACCGCCGGTATAGTTCATCCGTACATTCAAATCCGGCAGGTATGTCATGGAAGCGCCCCCGTTCAGCAGCAGCGAGTTCAACGTAAGGCTTATTATCTCGATATTCGGGGTGCGGTACTTACCCATATATGCCCCCACCGGGTATGTGGACGGGAACCAGTTTTTGTATCCCCGGAAATCAAACTTGAAATAATCGCCTTCACCTCCTTGTATTAACGGGCTGTCTGCGGAAATGTGCATGATCCCGTTCTCGGAATCGGCTATTCCATAGCCGTCGACGGCTCCGTAGTCTATGACTGCGCTGTCTATCCATACATTGCCGCTTGCCTGCTTTTCCCACTGTTCAATCGTGCCCGCCGCCATATTCCCGAACCGGACAGTCTTATATACGATAAAGTTGTCCTGCGTGTACACTCCCATGATTTGGGACGTGTTGCGGCCATTCAAGGCTACTCCGTTACAAATGACGGTGTTATTGTGTATGAGGATACGCATCCTGTTCTCCGTATGGGAACCGTCCGGGTCTTGCTCAGGGGTATCGACAGAGAATAGGAACTGGATGAATCCTGTTCCTTCCGATCCTCCGGAAACGATATTGTTGAATACCTCCACATCACCTAAGGGACCGACCTGGATTGCCGGGCCATTATGACCCTTGATAATGTTGTTGTAGCATTTACCGCTGATGCTCTGTATGGATATGCCCGACATCTGGTCTTTATCACCCCGCCATGCGCAGTCATAAAGCTCATTGTAGCATACCTCCGCGTCGCGTGCATTGGATAGCTGCATCGCGTCATATCCGTTGTGTTCCATCACCAACCGGTATATGCGTGTATTGGTCAGGGCATGGGCACGATATGATACCTGCTCGCCGGCGCTATTGGTCCCGGTCTTGGTTTCCGGTGTAAAATAGCCGATATAGAAACCCTCGCCATGTGTATGGTGGATATGGCAATGGTGTATCAGCAGCCTGTTCATCTCCCAATTACCGAACCAGTACCATGGCCGGTTCACGTCCGGGTCCGTTTTCGCCATGATGCCGGTAAAATCGTTGTCACACAGCTCAAGTTCAAACAGCTCTACCTCCGCAGTGCCGTTTAACAAGAAAACATTGGTTTCCGCAAACTCTTTCGGACTGTAACGGTGGATATAGAGTCCCTTTCTGATATTCTTGTATCCCCGTCCGTCCAGCACGATATTGCGGCAATTACCGTCAAAGGAAATCCCGGAATAGTTCCTGAACGGAATCTCATAGGGCGTATTCCGGTTAAACGTAATGATCAAGGGAGCTTCCCAAGTGAAATTCGGGGTTCCGTTTTTATTGGAAATGCTTGTCGGACTGTTCCCCTTTAGCGACAGGCGTCTGGCATATCCCGGATCGGGTTCTTCGGGATCGTCCAATAAGACCAGTGTCGTACCGGCGGGCAGGACACTGATGTCTATGCTGTCGTAATAAGACGACAGGTTATCCTGTTGCCCGGCAGGCACCACCATTTCCGCATAGCTCAACCCGTATCCTGTATTCTCCCACAGGCGGATATAGAACTGCCTTTGTTGGTTGCCGCTGTAAGTGGTGAAACATTTAGTGGAAGGGATGTCACGATAGCCTGCGGTGCGGTCGGCCGGTTCCGGTGCCAGACGCGGCGTGACCGTAATCAGCTTGTTGATGCGTTTGCTGAACGTCGTGCCTGTGGAGGTATCGGCCACATCCACCTCCACATCATAAATTCCCCTGTCGGAAGGCTTTGACACGAAGAATTCCGCATATTCATAGCCTTCGCCCTGTGTGACATTTGTGAACGTGGCAACAGGGTTGCTTTCCTCGTTTTCCCTGTAAACGCGTATCACAACCGTATGTGCGCCGGTATATCCATTTTCCGGATAAATACATATCCGGGAAACCTCACTGTCTGTACGGACGATCTCTTTGTCTGCCTTTACATCAAAGTAGGGCAGTCCCTGTGCCGCCATAGCATATACCGTTTTCTGTACGGCGGCTGAAAAAAGGGAGTTCCGGCCGATGAATCTCTGCCGGAGTTCACCGGGGCCTACTATGTCCACCTCCTTACTGTCCCTGTTATGGAGCAGGCTGCCGGCTGAGTTTACCGTTTGTCCGCCGCCGTCCTGTATCTGCCACTCGGAGGTCTGTCCCCATTTCGTTGTCGCATCTATCCGGATGCTCTCTCCTACAAGGGGAAAATAATTGTCTATCAAGGCAGATGCAAGCACCTTGCCGATGGAAACTTTCAATATGTCATTGTAACGTTCTGCCATGGTCAATCAATATTAATGGTATATAGTTCGTCTGTCTGATACTCGCCATATGCATCCACTTCCGGAAAGGCGTGTACCAGTGCGTATCTTCCCAGCGCAAGGGACTTGTGCTGCGCACCTTCAATCCTGAACCGGACAAACCTTGAACGGTTGAGCGTATTGTGCGTTAGCATCAACACGCTGTCGGCAACGGCCGTATATTGCGCCGTACTATTAAAGGAAGCTTCTCCTGTCAGGTCTTCTCCCGTATAGCCTTCGGAGTCATCCCCGGCTTCATTTATCGGCGTCCCTTTCAGGTTGCAGCATCCCCGGCTGTTTGCCGATGCTGACTTCATCTTGTAGTCATAGTCAAACTCCGGCACATAGGTGTCGTTCGCAGGGTATTCCGCATCCTGTGCTTCCGTAATGGCATATGTCAAACCGCCCTGTTCGATGTCAAGCAGCTTTTCTTTTTTGTTCACCAACCGCGTGCCCACCTCATAGCCGGCCTTCAGCAGTTCGGAAAGGTTGTAGCTTTTTCCGCCATTGACGGTGATGCTGTCATCCCGGCCGTTTTTGTTCTGCACAATGGTCAGGGCCCCATAGGTCTGCCCCGTAGGAACATCCTTAATGGGTATCTTATAAAGGTTATAACCGCTGTGAAGCTCGCCGAGGGTGTCGAAAAGATACATCCTTACTTTACCGGAAGTAAGCGAGGCGTCCGGATCGACCACTATATTATTATAAATATATGCCTTGCGTACATCATTGGCCGTATATCTGATAATAAACTGGATATAGTTGCTGCCGCCCATCCACATCGTGTTGTTCGCCAGCCTCACTTCCGTCACATCCGTACTGGTCGAGAACAGTTCCTGAATCCATGTGAAAATAGGGTTATTCACCGTATTGACAATAAGATTGGACTCTATCTCCAGCTTCCGTATAGCCGTATTGGAGGACATCTCGATAATTCGTGCCCCTCCATGTATGTAGTTACGCTTCAATGCTATGCTGTCGATCCCGGAGAGATACAGCAGGCTTTCGCGGAAACTGGTGCCGTCCAGTTCGTTATCCTCCAGAATCAGCCGGTGACCGTTGGTCACATTGAACAGGCCCGCATGTCCCACCAGGGCCATTCCGGTGGTAAAAAGCCCGCTGATCTTGTTTCTCGAAAATACGGTCAGGCGGCTGTTGGTCATATTGAATGTCAATCCGCCGTTATTGCTGAACCTGCATCCTTCCACTGTGGTATTCTCCGTATATTTGGTAGATACCGAATAAGTGGCTACCGACTTGCCGTTGGAAGTTGAGAGACCGTCAAAAGAGCTGTCTGTGATGAACAGGTTGCGGTTAAAAGAATCATTGCCTCCTACCGACATCACAGCGGCTATCTCATCGGGAGTACCCGCATCCACATAGTTGCAGAAGTTGGTAAATGATACGGATTTGATGAGGATGTTGTCAACATTGTTCAGCCGTATTCCTCCCAGACTTGCGCAGTCGTAAGTCAACATTCCGGCCCCGTCTATGGTCAGCGTGTACATTCCGCCCTTATTCCAGTCTTCCAGTACGGCCAGCCAGATGCGCTGGTTGGTTGGCTTGGCGGTATCCTGCTGCAGGCGCCTCTCCTTGGCCTGCTTCACACAAGACAACGTCACATCCTGCGTAAGTCCGTCGGGATAGTCCGCCTTGATGGCGTTGAGCGCCACATGGGTGGAAGAGTAGTATGTTCCCGGCAGGTCGCTGCGTTCCAGAAAGTCAACGGGCTGTTCTTCCTCTTTCACCATGATCCACAGATACATTGTGTTGTCTTTATCGACATTGGTGAATGTATAGCTGTCAACAGCCCCCTGGCTGACGCCATTCACGTTCAGCCGTTCCACTTCATAACCCTCCCGGGGATGTATGTCTATGGTAACGGTACCACCCTTACGGACCAGAATAATATATTTGCTGCCGTCGGGAGAGAGCTTGAGACTTGTTGCGTCACCGGAAGCGGTCACTGTGGCCTTGGCAAACTCATTGGCGTTGAAATTGAAACCCAGTGAAATTTGCCAGGTTTCGACAGGGCTTTCACCGCCGCCGGCGGACTTGATGACTTCGTCCGTAGCATCCCAATAAATGGTTTCGTTATCTATATGCCGTTTTAACATCTCGATGAAAACGGCTTCTCCGAGCTGCGGGGCTATACCGGTATTCACCCATGCCGTATCCGCCCATTCATATACAGTACCGGGCCATGGAATACCGACGAAGGCGTATTCACCGGTCTTGCCCGTAGGATACTTCTTCAGGAAATGGGATTTCGTAGAGAAATACCCCTTGCAGAATGTAAGGATGGAGGCATGGCGCAGCTTCATCAGCTCCAGCCGTATCTTCTCGAAATTGGCGTTGATGAAGGCGGCGACATCGCCCCAGCGTCCGTCTGATTGTATCGTATTCAAATCCATGTCAGTTCCTTCTGTTCAATAGATAATAGACTCCGTTATAATAGTACAGTTCAAGCACGTCACCTGCCGCCATGTCTAAATATTCAATGCGGTTGTCGTTGTTGTCGTGCATCTCGCCCGTCGGTCGTTCCCGCTCCTGAAAATTTATACTCACTTTTTCCCGGGGACGGGAGCTGATCCGGAACGTTGGATTCAGGTTGATTTCTCCGATTCCAGAAATATCAGGGTAAATACGGCTATCTGCGGCAATGAGCGTTATTTTGAAGCCGCAATCGGAGATACCTTGAGTGTTCAGCTCATCGCGTGTCGGCAGGTCAATGGTATAGGTGTAATTTTCCAACCCCATATTCATTTTCAACAGGATAGTGGTACTCTTGCCGATCTGGTTAATAATGGTTTTCCTGACTTGTGCATCAATTGATTCCTGACCGCCACCGACTACGGGAACCCATAAATAACCAACCTTTTCAAAGACTGCATTACCGCCGGACATGGCACCGTTTTCGTTGATGGTCAGGTTTCCTATTTTGGAGCCCAGCTTGGCGTTGAACTTGCCTGCTATATCCAATACCTTATTGACGTTGTCCCAGCTGATATTCCCGGCACACAGCGACCAGTTCAGGAGTTTGTCCCATTTGGCGAAATACATGTCACCGGCTTTACCGATCCAGCCGCTGCCGTCCTTGTCGAAATGGGTCACGCCGTCCCCCATATCGACCGTCCCTTTGAAATAACCGTCAATGGCATAGAGATAGCCCCTGACAATTGCATCGCTCAAAACAGTACGGCCGCCATGTGTGAGGACGGTCTTGACATATTCGGACAGTTCGTTGTCGCTCATGTTCAGGAAGGCCATAGGGTCATCCTTGCACTTGGAGATGGTCCGGATCGCCTTTTCCAAGTCGCCGCTGCCCCAGAGTAGGGGATCGTCGTCATCGTTATACACACCGGAGAAACCGCCGGTGACTTTCTTCAACTCACCGTCAGTATAATTGCCTACAAGTATCATGGACAGAAGCCCCAGGCCTCCGATGAATGTGGACGAACCCTCACGTATGGCATCGGTAAGGTATTTCAGTGCTTCGAACTTGGTTTCAAAGCTGTTGTTGTCCAATGGTGACAAGCTCCATACGGAAAGGACGGTTCCGCGCTCAAGCTGTATCTCCGTTATCGTGCATGAGCCGCTGAATGTAATTTCTGTATCGGGTACGGCAGTAAAATGAAATACATAACGGTCATATTGGGGCTTCAGTTCCTGCGTTTGTTCCAGTCCCCCGACACTAATACTGACGGAAGCCCCCTTCGCTAAGAAAGACAGGATATATCTTTCTCCTTCCATAAGCCGGTAATAGAGCGTTTGCATTATAACACCGGTAGTCAGGGTGGCAGAATGTCCGGTCGCACTCTCGCTGTCCTCGTAATTGATAGTCACATTGGTTGCAGCCCACCATTTAATGGATTGATTGTACAGTTCAGTTTCATCCGTAACTTCGGTGGCATCCTCCAGCTTGGCGGAATTATAATCGCCGGTAAACCCGGAATTACGGATGAGGTTGATTTTTCCAAATTCCACATCTGTGAAATTTTCAAAGCCGCTACTGCCGGGCGACATATGGACTTTACCGCTAAAAATATTATCGCCCGGCTTTAACTGGGTTTCCGGTTCGGGCAATGTAAATGAGTTGATACCCGTATATTGACGGTTATATGGAGCGCCTTCCCCTGCACCGGCTTGAATAATGGCGGTTTGTCTGTCCGGATCATCATCTCCACGATACCCCAGCTGTACAATCTCATCACCTGCCAATGGAGCATCACTTCCCGCAGCACATACTGTTTTGGAGAGGTCTATATACCCTTCAACAGTATCCACTGTATCATCAGATATACCAACCACCAAACGCCACAGAAAATGATTGCCGATCTTGCCGTCTGCTTGTTTTTGGAGGTTAAAAGTCTCCACTATCCCCTGATCGTTTACTTTCCATGTATTATAAACAGTACGGCCCTCCGCATCTTTACGCTGAAAGAAACAACGATAATAAGCCTCTGTCTCCTCCACTCGAGAACAAATCATTTGTGCGGCCGTCTGAGTCTGCTTGCCCCCAATATGACTATTCTTTTGGATTTCCAGCTCTTCAGCGGTAAACTTACGACGAAAATGCCCGTAGTCCACTTCGAAGTGCCAGTTGCCGTCTTCATCCTGAAACAAGCCTGATCCTTTTGTTCCCTGTGAGAAATCTTTGGTTTCTAATCTTCTGGATATTCCTGCTTCATCAGCATAGCCGGTTTTGACTTTCCGATTACCAATAAGAAGGTATTCATTGACGGCGGACAGTAAATCCAGCAGATCCATATTATGATGTTTATGCCCGATTCCACCACTGCCACCGGAACCATTGAGCTCTAATAGAGATATAATAAAGTTACCGATAGCTGCTGCGGTTGTGGTTCCCCATTCTTCGGAATATGGGTTCTGTATCGGGAATAACGCCCCCTCGGAAAGCGGAACTATTGGAAATTCAGCAAGCCGAGGGGGTACCGTAAAAGACCCTACATCCGGAACTGTAATATTGAGAACTTCTACCGGTACTTGAGTACGTGGAAGATTTAGTAGGGGACGGGCATCAGCATATTGATATGTGAAAGTGTAATTACTAGGGAGTTCTTTATCCACAAACTCAACATTACTTTCAGATACAACAATAGGACGAATAAAAGCCCCTACATAAATATACTTACTTTTAGAGGGGAAAAAATCAAGAAGCCAACGCCGTTCTTCTTTATTTAAATATCCTGTATTTTTCTTATATTTATGTTTGACATCAATTCTATATTCTATTGATGTATCTTCTATCTCTGCAATATTATGTGTGTATTCTCCATTAAAATTAGTACTTCCATAAGCTCTAAAAGTATCCAAACCACCAAGGGAATTTTCAAATAGTACCCAATCTTCTTGTTCGGAAAACATATCAGTAGCATAATACCTTTGAACATATGTGAGTTGATGTCCGGAAGTGTTCTCAATCCATACATCATAATATGAAGGTAGGCGATGTTCTAATAGACCAGCAACGACAGCATATTGCAAAGGAATGGTATATGCTTTCCCTTTAACAAAGTCAGCCAAATCGATTTCTTTAGATTCCGGAGTAGCATTGTCAGAAAAATAGGCTTTTAACTTGGCTTTACAGGTAACAGGTGCATAGTACGTTAAAAATTCCGGAGAATAATAGGTTACAGCTTTAGAGGAGGGTTGCCAAGTGAGGAAGTTAAGCATTAAGAAATTGGTTGCATTATCTGTGAATAGATCAACCCCGGCGCGAATAACCCGAAAGGTTACTTCCATACTCTCGTTTATCACAGCTGTAAAATCTCCGACAAGTTGTGACTGTTCGTATATTAAGCCAGTATCTTTAAACTGAAAAAATAAACGTTCATGAATAATATCTCTAAGCCTAATTGTAATGAAACCATTAGTAGAAGGCTTATAGCCTTGCGAAATGATTTCTTCCGTTCCATAATGTAATACAAACGAAATTTGGCTGTCGGAGTATATGATAAAGTCTTTCAAATTCAGGCTAAGTGAAAGAGAGTCCGGTTGTTGAATAATATTCATTGCTATTTCTTTTTGAAGCAAAAGTAACTTTGAAGTTATCCATGATAAAGGACAACTTTCAACCTATCTACCATTAAGATATTCCGAAATTCTCAACTACCATAATCAAATGGTACAGGTTTCAGAGAAACTTCAATCTTTACATATTTTTTGTTGGGACTATTTCGGATCGCATAGCACCGGAAAAAAGTACGCTTATAATAATTCTTTCCTGAATCATACATTTCTTTTGTAGGCGGATATGGATATATTGCCGGTATATCATTCGCCTTACGAGCATCAAATTCTATAAGATCATATCCGGATGCAAGATATTCTTCCTCGGTTGAATCATGGGAAACGGTTTCAATGATCCATCTATATCCTGTTTTATTACGAGGCATTCGTTCTGATTCAGATTTAGCCTTGGATACTGGTTCATAAAGAGCAGCAGTGAATAATTCTGATTCAACAGGTTCTGATTTTCCACCGATAGTATACTTCAATACATTAACCAGGCAGTCCACTCCCTGAAGAGTCACTTTACGATGAACAGGCAAGTTTTTTTTAAGAGTATTTGGAAATAGGAAGTTAGCTGAAATTTTATGCATGGAGTTTCGAAGTAGATTGTCAAAGTCACGATAAAACTTCTCGAAAATACCGGTAGGTCCATTATAAACTAAAGAATATCCCCAATTTCCATTTATATCGTGATTAGTGCCAGTGGAGAATTTACCATTATAATAGACAAATGATAATATTGGAGCCTGTGAGGGGTTATTGGCCGTAACATTATCACCCGAATTTTCAGCACCATCGGTAGTATCGGTAACCGGTAGACCATCAATCGTTGAGTTCAATGTACGTCCCTCTCCGATATATGGCGTAGTATTGAGAAGCAAACAATATTGGCAATCCGGAACTTTGACTTCGTATGCTTTTAAAGAACCACCAGCATAATACGGTAAATTCCCATCAGACACACACTCTTGAATATAGTCTGAGGAATAGCCATTACGATAATACCCATAGGTGGTCTCATCGAACCAAGCTTCCGGATATTTTGCTTCTATATCACTAGTAGAATCGTATGAGTTTCCTTCTGTTATTACCTTCTCAGAAGAAAGGTTGAGCTGCCTATATGGTTGTTGTATGATTTCAGGATGTGAAACCAAATACGGAGTAAGATCAATGGCAGACTTTAATTTAATATTATCAGAAAAGAGTTCAATTGTAACAGTACGTTCCACTTCATTTGGAATAAACTCACAACAGAATTTCTTTCGGTAAATGTCCAAAATAGTATTGCACATACAATCCGGCACTAGATGTGCAAGCATAACAGTGCCATTAACAAGAGAGTCAATAGTATTATTGATAAATACCATCGATTTGAAAGGCTCCGTCTCAGTAAAAAAGTTATCAAGTAATGTATAGCCAAAATAAGAGAAAATACGTTTTAGCAAATATGGAGCTCGCATGAATGGAGAAATATAATATCCAGGTGCTAAAACAATGGTACGCTCATTCACAATTTCTTTTCGTTCAAAAGAATTGTAGAAACCGAGAGTACCACTTTGCGAAGGTCGACGCCCATCTTCCACATTACCGTTAGCATCCATATAGTCTATACGATTGACCATACGCCTTTCTCCATCAAGATCTACGCAGATAGGAAAGATTGCATAAGTAGGATGGGTATTATTGATAAGTGACCAACAAAAATCAATACCTTCCTGAACAGTTGAAACTCCAGGAATAATTTCATCTCCGAATACTTCCGACAAAGCAACATCAGATATGCGGGATAGAAATGATCCTTCATTCATATAGAATGAGGTAGATATCTTTTCATGACGCTTAGCCCCTAAAATAGCCTGCCTACAATGCATGAAGTAGTCACCGTCCTGAATAGAACAGTCAATATGGGAAGAAATCTTCTTTTGGTTAGCCAGTAGATCCGGATAACCTGTCAGTCTTCTATTCAAATCTGTGTCTGGAAGATCGATAGGGAGAGTTTGTTCACCCCACTCATTAAAGAACAGGTTAGTGCGTTCTATTTCTAATTGTGTATCTGGATTTAACTGATATGCCTGATTGGATGCAGTATTGATAATTTTCATAAGGGACTATTTTACAAGTTATTTTTTAGAACCAATAGCGCGTGATCGATTTCGAAGCTCCTGCTTTCTTTCAATTTCTGAAAGTAAAACGGGAGCCGGCGGAAGCCCTTCTTCGTCTAAACGAACAATAGCATTAGCAAAACGTCTCATAAGATCCGGTGGAAATATGGTACCGGACTGATCCGAATTCGATGATACGGATATCGGGGTATTAATAGGGCCACCGGAAGAATAACCAGCCATATGCGTACGGATGACTTGGTTAAGGTCAAGTGTCCGAATAGTCCCAGCCTGTTGCGACTTATCCAAAATATCAAGGATTGGGGCAACTGTAGGATTACTTACAGCAGCATTGGAAGCTACCCATTCTTTGGACTGTCCAACCGGGCCTTCTCCAACAATAACTGTAGGATGATCTATAAATCCGCGTGCATCCGGATCATAATCAACACCTGAAAATAACTTACCGTCTTGAGCACGACGGACATCAATTTTCCCTCCGGACTGGCGACCAGTGGCAACGCGTGCTCCAGTACCGACACTATTAGAAGAACTTCCGGAGAGAGTCATATTCTTAACTTTGTCACGCTCGGCCTTGGCGCTGGCCAACTGTGCGGCACCTGTTACTCCCATAAGAGCTGCTGCAATAGAACCGGCAATCGGACCAAGGTCTGCATACGCCTTCATTATTGAAACTGCTGTATCAGCAATGATTTGAGATGCTTTGATGGCAAAATTAACGTCTGCATATTTTTTTTGTACATCAAGCTTTTTCTGCGCCTTTTCATTCTCCAAACGTTCTATTTCTTCCGCATCTCCTTTGGCTGCTTCAATCTCAGCGTCATACTTGGCGTCAATGTTATCCATTTCAGCCTGTTGAAGTGCCTGTATTGCCCCTGAAAAAAGATTCGAATAGTAGTCGAACTGCTTTTTATAGCTGTCCCGTTTAAGATTCTGAACAGCTTGCTCATATTCTTTCTCGGTTAACAGCTGTTGTTCACGTGCTAATCGTAATTGTTCCAGTTCCGCATTGAAGCGTTCTTGTTGTGTAGAGAGACCATATTGATTTCGAATAGCCAGGATCTTTTGCAGGTGTTCTGACTCCAATTGTTCTTTTGCCCGGAAATAGGCTTTGTCAAGTTCTGTAGCGTCAAGATTATTCTTCTCAGCCATTTCTTTACGTGCCTGATAAGCAGCTTCAAGGGTTTTGAGTTGTATGGTGTAATCTTCATCGACGGTGGTCAGTTTGAATTGATCCTTGAAACTCTTAACTAAGTTGTTCAATGCTTCCTGCTGGGAAGCCCGAGTTGCATTGGCCGATTTTTCTGCATCAATAACACGTTGATTGGATTTTCTGACTATATCCTCTTTTATGTTGGCATTCATGAGAGCCATTGACTGAGCATCGGAATAATAGGATCGTTCTATCCTGAGGCGGGTATCGGCATTTTGTTTTTCCAATTCCAATAGCATCATTTCATATTGTTCCTTAGTTATTCTGCCTGTAGACTGAGCAGTGGTTAAAGCGGATAAAGAATCATTATACCATTTTTGCTGTGATTGCAGATCCTCTTCCCGGAGAGTTTCAAGAGACTTGACTGCAGCCTGCTCAGTTGCAACCCTTGCTTTTTGTTCTTTTTCTGTACTATTATTTTTCTTTTTCTGAATCCCTAGATTTTGTAAGGCATCCAGTTCTGCTTTTAACGCTGCAACTTTTTGGTTACGTGCAATAACTTCTTCTTTAGTTGAAGCCACTACCTTTTCTGCATCCTCTATCTCTTTCTTCTTAGCTTCGACCAAGTCCACAGAGTCAGGAGTAGCTGTATCAGGCTTAGTATATTTAGCATCTATATTAGCTAACTGCTGAACATACCCTTTCATCATATCCTCGTACAACTTAACCTGGTTATCTAACTGTTTTTTCTGTTTCATGAATGCCTTGTATGCAGCGGGGGTTACTCCTTGCTTTGCAGCTACTTCATCTAAACTTTTTCCAACATTCAACGGGTCACCCATTGCCATTTGTACTCCCATTGCTTTCTTGGCCATGCTTTTATTTTTGCCAATCCACTCGGTTCGGGCATTTAATGCCTCATGTAGTTTGGTGTTAGCGGCTTGTTGTTTGGCTGTAATTAGAAGTTTCTCAACATATCCATCCAAAGCTTTTGCATTGTTGTTTATCAACTTGCCTTCTTTCGTTAAAGAAGCATGGTATCCGGGAACTATTTTCTGGATTTCGTCCAAAGCATATTTTCGTTCCTGATAGCTTTTGCTTGAGTCAAATAAGACTTTTTTTAATGATTCCAATTGATTTTTTTCTTCAGATATGCTTTGGTTGGCCTCTTTGGTTACTTCAGAAGCTGCTGATACTCTGCTCCTATAAGTAAAGAAAGCAATAGCCGCTGCTGTAACCGACGAAACAAGTAAGCCTATAACATTGGCTTTGCATGTAGCATTAAATAATTTCATGGCAGCATTAGCTCTTACTACATTTCCTGTCAATTTAGCTTTAGCAGCAGAGTAGAGTAGGGTTGCACCTTTCGTGTTATTTATCCAGGCCAGTTTCAACTTATCCAATAGGATTGATGCCTTAGTAGCCGTCATCTCCTTATAGGTTGCTGTTGTGGCCAGTTCCTTGGCTATTTTGTAGGAAGAGTAAGCCGCGACTAAAGTCACCAATACATTACGATGCTTCACTATCCAGCCAATCAGTTCCATTGTTCCGATGGACATACCGGTATATAATTCATCCCAATTCTCTTTCAGCGGAAGAAGTGTTTCACCAAGTTCCCTCTGGGCATTTTGGAAACGGACAGTAGCTGCTTGGGCGCGGTCAGCGGAAGATACATAATTATCACCCGCAGCAGCTAACTGTTTATCAACAATGGATGCAACAGCAGACATAAAGTCACCGGTTTGAGATATCTGTTCGTTGATTTCGGCTGCCGAAAGTCCAAGGTTATCCAAAATCATGACCGACTTACGTCCAAGACCTGTAATAATAGAACTCGTCATGTAATCAACAGACTGTCCTGTCTGTTGCGCTTTGAGTTGCGCAAATTGGAGATACTTACCAAGATCTTCAAGTGGAATACGGAAATCTTTTGCTTGGACGGTAGCTTTCATCAAATCAAGATCGGTAACTGTACCTTTAGTAGCCTTGCGCAAATTATTGAGTATCTGCCCATCATCCAATTTGTCAAACGCCCGTTGTACGCCATCAGCCGACGCTGCCATTTCGATACCCTCAGCAGTAATATCTTTCAGCTTACCCAACGTCTGAATTCCCCAGTCAGTAATACGCATGTATAAGTTCCCAAAGAAAGCGCTCCATTTACCGGCAGACTTGGCGGCTTGTTGGAACTGGCTCTCAACAGCCTTTCCAGAATCTTTCAGTTCGCTCATTCTGCTTCTGGTAGCCGTCAATTGTTGGTTCAGCTGTTCCCACTCTTGGGGATGCAGAGCTTGTGAAGTTGTATCAAGCTGCTTTTGCAGGTCTTGAGCCCGACGTTTAAGCTGCGTCATGGATAGATTGTTGAGCCCCATCTGCTCATCCAGACGCTTCATCATCTCTCGGTTACTGCTTATTTGTTTTGTATTTTTAGAGTATTCTTCAGAGAGTGTCAGGTAGGCGGCACTCTTCTTTTTGCCTTGTATCTCAAGGTGCTGCATGGATTTGCGCAGTTCCTTATTTCGGTTGGTAAGTTCGGTATTCTTTTTGGTGAGTTCGTTTACTCCTTTCTCTGCTTCACTTGCGTCAAGTGATAGAATCCATTTAATTTGGTCTTCATTGAGTTTCTTTGCCATAAAATGATAGCTGCTACTTTAGTATTAATGATACGAAAGTAGCAGCTATCAACTATGCTGTAAAGGACAAGTAATTACATCATCGGGGAGGCAGACCGGATAACTTGCTAAAAATCCAAATGCATCCATATCCTATAAAAGCAGCGGCAGGACCAAGTACCATGGCCACCGGAGTAGCGCAAAGAGAAATAACAACAGCAATTACCTTGAATATCATGTCACAACCTTTCATAAGAAAGGGAAGCAGCGTGAAGCAAAGTACAACGTGTAATATGATTAAAAAGGCATCCATATCCATACTCCTTTATTGGTTTATACAAAAATAAACAAATCTTCTTTATAATCAAAGTTTTGCGGGGTTCATTTCCCGCAATTTGGCAGTAATAGAGTCTTTCATGTCTTGTGTCAGTCCATATCGTAAATCGTTTATGGTTTCATGATAAAGTCTTCCCCATATGACTCGGTTATATAGTGCCAGACGTTTCCGTATCCCCGCCTGTTCGCGGCTGTACTTGATATCCAAGAAACGAAGATAAGGGAATATTGAAAAATAGTAAGTAGATTTTAATCCTTCTCCAGAAATACGGAATGGCCGGGATGCAAGAAATATGGCAAGTTCCTTTGCACGCTCATTGCTAAAATTTTTGCGTATGACTCTTGCCTGTGTTTCATAGATATAGGCAGAATCACGCTTAAGTATCTGATGTATGAATTGTTTGCGGATTAATTCTTCTGTAATCATATGATATATTTGTTTTTGCAAAGGTGGATACTTTATAATAATTCAGGAAGGACAATGCAGCTATTCATCTCGAACCGCTGCATTAATAGCATGTTAAAAGAAAGTTTAAATCAGCCTTTTGCCTGAAGCATCCAGCGGAAATCTATACCATTGGATCCCGGACGGATCCGATATTGATAACCGGCATCAATCATTGCCTGGTGAACCTGCGCCTTGCTTATCTTTGCTCCGGGATCAATCCGGATAATGGCATCATACACTTCATCTGTCGTGAACCAATGAGTCGCATGGCGAACATCAACTGCCGGTTTAAACGATGCAGACAAAGCTGCTATATGTATACTGATATCGGTTATATTCTGTTCTTCAGTTTCTTTATTCTTTTTCATTTTCGATTTTCTTTTGAATTAATACTAATAAGCTATTCGAGTATTATTCATGTTTTACTCCTTTCTCATTTTCAGCAAGTGCATGTTGCAAACATTCTATAAGTTCACGTACCTCATCAGCTGTAAGGCTCTCCATTTCGTATTCTCCATCATGATAAACATTATATAAGTATGGACTTTTGTCTGTACCGGAGTACTTACGTTCTGCGGATACGTAGATGTCACAATCGGCTACTGAAGATCGTTTGCTCATTTCTTACCTCCTTCCTGTTTTTTTCGTGTTTTAAAATAGCAATAAACCACTACAATAATACAGGTGGAAAAATAAATGTAGCACAAAGACTGGCAATGGTAGTAATATACCATTTGTCAGAGTCTGACGTTTGAACTTCGCAGTTTTGGATACTACGATAATAACGCTTTTGGAGCATGTTGCACTCTTCTGTTGATCGGAGCGCAGGTACAGGGGATGTACCTTGGGGTAAAGTTTTCATACGATATTTGAATTTGGCTGTTATTGGCAAGTTTACGAATACACGAACGGCTGTCAATTTCCCGAATCGCCAAATTCAAATATCGTATCTACCCGAAGAGCAAATAAGATGGGAAAAGACAGCCGTAAGTTTCGTATATGAATTTACTCATGACACCGATAGTCAGTCGCAAACCTATGGACATAAAAAAAGCCCAATTTCGTATTGAGCATCTAACCGGTACTCATCGGATATGACATACATATTTGAATTTGGCACTACAAATATAGAGGTTGTTTTTGGAATGACAAAAAGAAAGCGGAGTTTTTTGCTCCGCTTTTACTATATCATTAGTTATAAACATCAATTTACCATACCCCAAATGCACAAAATTCTGAAAATCTATCTTCCGTAACACATATAGGGAAAGAATGAGATGATTTAATATTTGTTACAACCACGGATGACGGATGTTTAGGATCACCTTGTTCATGACAAATAACAGCAATAGAGTGAGGCTTCAAAATACTGGAATCAAAGGATTTTTCTGCACCATGATGGGGAACTTGCACAGTATATACTTCATTTAAATAAGGGTTAAGACGGTTCTGTAATCTACTCATAAACTTTTTATTCATAGTAACATCACCCAAATAAAGACAGTTCGGTCCTTTAATAATATTGAAGTTACAGTTCTGAAACGTAAACATATAAGGCCCTAACCGATTCAATCCAGAAAAAAGTGTTAATGATGTATTATTGGGATTTCGAATATTTCTATAAGCTTTCAATATCAGCTCATAATTGTTTTGAATGTAGTTCTGTTCTGTAAGTCGTTCATATTCTAACCCCTCTGAACACAATATTTTTTTTAATTCAGATATTTTTTCTGCATAATTATAATTAAATGGAATTAAAAACCATCCTAAAGTAGATAAAGAAGTATGCAATGGAAAACCGCTACGCTCAAATCCTTCCATATCATCCATCCGTTCATCAATCTGTTCTTCCCCCTGTTCTGGTAGTATTCTAAGGACCTCCGTTTCCTCTCCAAAATATCCTTCTGTATCAATAATCATCTGTTGATAAGCCCTTACCCCTTCGGCAAAGACAAAGAGCATTCTATTATCTTTTGAAATATAAGGGATTACAACTTTTCTTATCGTATAATTTTTACGTAAATATGGAATACCACTGATATGATCCTTATGAAAGTGGGAGATGAACAAAATATCAATAACTTTGTCTCTTCCATTAAACGCGTCATCTATAATCTTTTCTATATTAACGCCTGTAGTTTTTGTACCACAATCATACACAATGGTCATAGTATTATTGGCTGTTTTATGTACTTCCATATAGAAAGCACCAAAGCCCACAGGGTAAAAAGAACGAATTAAATATGCCATAGTATTATATAAATGAATGAAGATAAGAAAGCTACTTAACAAAGCAGCTTCCTTTTTCATGCTGATATCCAGCCATTTTTTAAATGTTATCCAAAATAAAATCAGCCGGAATGCCAAAATTATCCCGCAAGCGTTTCACAATATTGAGATTAAGAGGGCGACGACCGTTTAATATATCACTCACTCTTGACTCAGAAACCCCAAGACGTTTAGCTGTTTCTTTTTGTTTTAAATTCTCACTTTCCATCTTTTTACGGATAACATCAGTAATCAGGGTCGATACTCTTCCAGGAAGAGGATGATATGCAGCCTTCCATTCACTGATAGCTTGAGACAGTGCAATGTATCTTTCCTTTTCCTCTTCACTAAGCAACTCCATATCACCCAAGTCCGTGCCTTTAGCAGTAAGAGCTTCCATTTCGGTCTGATAAGCACGAAATTCCTTTTCGCTATATATTTTCATAATAACGATATTGGTTTATACAAAAGCCGTTGCCGCCTTTTTTAGTTTATCAGCCACATCATTCAACGCATCAGCCAACTGGTGTAATTCACCAGCAGTAAATGTTGCAGATTTACCATGCACTTCATTGCCATTAATACGTTGATGTAACCATGAAGCCGATTTGCCAAAATAGGTTTTTGCAAACTCGGATACAGAAATGAATGGCAATGTCTCAGATAATATCTTACGTACTTCTATTCTTTGCTTCAAAAGCTTTATATCCTCAATATCCTTATGTATCCTGGCAAAGTCCTCCGTAACAGCAGCTTGAAGTTCTGCTTCATCTTCCGGACGTATTGAGTCAAAAAAGGCTTGCATTTCGCGCTCTGCCTTTTCTTTATCGGCTCCCTTACTTTTGATGCAAGCTTCTTTTAGTCTGAAAAATTCTTCTTTTACTCCCATAGCTTCTAAGTTTTAGGTGATACATATAAATGAATGAAGATAAGGAAGCCGCCTGGCCGGGCAGCTCCCTCTTTCTACCGGATAGCGGAAAGACGTTGAATTTCCAATTTGAGACATTCAATTTCAGCATCCAGTACCGATTTTCTATATCCCAGCCCAATGAGCCGGTGATAATTTCGGAGGTAGTAGTTGAGATTCTCAATCAACTCTTCTACCCGCGCTTTTAGCGCTTCTTCATCAGTCATCCAAAGAGCTCTTTTGTTTGACACTACAAAGATAAAGAAATTATTATCGATAGCAAAATATTTCGATAATAATTTCTTTATCAAGATGAAAATAATGCAAATTAGATGCTTTTTAAAAGGAAGCAATTATTGATTTGTTACATATTTATATTTTACAAGGTCGTTCAAGAAGTGCTCCGGAGAATCAGCACGTACCACGTTTCCTGTCTGGTCATAATATCGGTCCGCAAAATGGTACATGTATTCTTGGTCCGTACATTCACTGTCAAAACGACTGGATTCACGCAGCTTGGTTACAAAATCGGATGCACAGGTGGCGGTAATTGTACCGCCGTCCTGTAAAGTGTAAATTGTTGTCATTATCTTGCTAATTTTTTAGTTCTAAGTTTGAAAAATATTTTTTGCGCGGCAGTTGCAAAAGGTATATTCGAAAGTTGGCATCCTGCATCAACCGTTCCTTGTTGAGCAAAGGTAATCATGTTTGCCACAAATCGAATCCAATTTTCCATTTTTGTGAAATTGATTGTCCCACTATGCTGGCGGAATTCAACTGTACGGTGTCGGGCGTAAGCCTCAAGGTTTAATTTACGGTACCGGTCGTTGTTAAAAACTGAACGAAGCTGCTCCACACTTTGAGCTCCCCAAATACGTTGTTCTGAAATGCCTAAAAGGGATTTACAATAAGAATTTTGACGGCGGGAATGAGGCATAAAAGCATCAATTATTGATTCAAGACGGCGATATGTTATTGCCAAGTTACGCCAGGTTTCAATAGTGAAGTCTGCGGCATCCATATGTATGTGTAACCCGCAACTATCATTGACTTTTACATCGCAATAATCAAGTACCCAGCAAACCTTTTGAAGTTGCTGTAACCCGGCTTCTCCTTCCAATACAGGACTGACCAATTCAAAAGTATTATTTCCGGTAAGGCTTCCGTCCGTTACCAATTTCCAGTGGCTTCTGGTGTTATGGTTGTAACCTTCAACCGCCACATCAATACCTGCCTCACGAAGTTCTTGGGCAAGGCGATTTCTATCGCAGTTATATGCTTCAATCTCTACCCCGAAACGACGGTTGAATGTGTAGTCTATTTCGCTATGTGTCGTAGCCGGTTGGTTAAAGTTTCCGGCTTCAAGCATTTTTTTATAGACGTTCTGCACGAAACCGTAATTGCCATTGGTCACTAAGTCTGCCACTTGGCGGCGGGTATAGCCTAAAAGAAGGAGCTGTTGGATCTTCGCCGTTTTCGTTATATTCTGGTTAAGAATATTTGTAACTTGTTCGTTCATAATGTTTTATCCTTTATTTATTGTACTGCTAAGATAACACTATACTTACGAACAAAGTAGTACTAACTCATTTATTATAAGCCTGTTAGATTTGTTTAGCTTGAGATAAAAAATGATTATTTTCTACGGAAATAATAGATGCCTGCCACAACAAGAGCAAAAACTATATATGGTATAAATGGCTGATACCAAGGTAAATGTTTTATTTGATAAGTAGTATCCTCTATCTTCTTTCCCACCAATTGCTCAGAAGTGGTATCAGAATTACAAGCAAGCTGCCTCTCTTCAACCGTAGAATCAACTTTGGAAGCAGAAGAAAAATCTAAATCAGTAATAGATTTTATAGAGCCATGCTTGGTCGTATCTCCTGGTTCCAATGGATAGAATTCAATGACTCGTGCCCGGAGTTGGGCATCTTGGGCAGTTAATTTACGGGTGAGCTTATTTTTAATATCAACAGAATTATTATTGGTTTCTCTTAAATACTGCATGGATATGTCAGAATGTGAGGATCCTGATCGCGAGCTTCGACAGCCTACGATCAGGAAAGATAATATAAACAGTATGAAGAAACTATTTTTTAAATTCATGGCCGTATCACAACATTGCGTAAGAAATTACTAAACTCGCTCCGCACATCGAAACAGGGACATGCCTTGATATATTCAGTCGGTTCAACTTCGCCGCTACCATCTATATCGGGTGATGTATCTCGATGACCGAGTAATTCAATAATAGGGTACTCTTTACAGAGTTTAGCCACCAAATCACGAAGTGCGGCTTTTTGTTCTGAAGTTCGGGTATCCGCCGGCTTACCGCTGGTATCCAGCCCGCCGATATAACAAATACCGATACTGTGTTTATTGTAAGACAAGCCAGAGAACCCTTTCGTATTACAATGTGCCCCGTCAATAGACAACGGCCGGCCATTCTCCACCGTACCGTCCAAATCAATCACAAAATTGTAGCCAATCTGATTAAAACCGCGTGCCCGATGCATACGGTCAATGTCCTTAGCTCGTAAATCCTGTCCGGCACGTGTAGCCGAACAATGAATAATAATAGCGTCAATGGTTTTCATCTTTCTTTTCTTCCTTTCTAAAAATCCGTAACTGATACCGGTAATCCACCCCGAACAGTGCGCCGGCAAAAGTGCTGACTTCACCGTAAGCTACCAGCACTGAATTATCTATTTCTCCTGTCGGTTCTACCCAAAAGCCGCAGAAAATAAGTACCATACCAGCAACTGAAAGAAAAACAGCCACTGCAAGTTGAATGGTAAGTTTAGCTTTGGTTATTCTCATAAGCCTTCTGTTTTTTATGCTAAGATATTGGAGATTTTTTATTGCATAAAGGACGCTTTTACATTGAACAAATCCGGAGTCTCCGAAGTCAACATAAGCGTCCAGCCAATTGATTTGAATTCCGGAGAAACAAAAGGAACAATATCCTGCTGATCGGTAATCGTTCCTCCCCATGGTAATAACTTTTGCTCGGAATCCTCTATGAGTTTTTTTCTGCAGGATGCAAGTTGAAACAAGGTTTTATCCGAAGCTATACATACCTCCATGATATCAGCATTATCCGGAACTTTCATAGCAATAGTCACTGCCAATTTCTGAACATCAGAGATGGAATTATGCGAATCACGATTGGACGTAAATTCTCCGAAATCAATAAATAAGTAGCTACCGGTTATACAATCTACCCGTTTCTTTACGTCATCATATGACTGTCCAAAAACAAAACTTCCAATATCGGGAAGTAAAGGATCCGGCAGATGATTTACATATTCCAGCAACTCCGCATACTCTGTATATGGGCTTTCTCCATTGATAAACATAGACAACACCCCTTGTTTTTGGGGATATCTGGCAAAATATTTAAATAGCTGTAGTATCATAATATCTGGCTGATTATGCAAATTGGTAATCCTGTTTCTTTTTCAATATCTACATTCTCCATTTTTGCTGCATGCAAGCTGCGGACAGTATCTATAAGTTTTTTTCGAAGGATGGTAAGATATTGGATGACATTCATCTGCTCAACCTTATCAATATCGCCAAGCCCGTCTGCACTCAGATTATATAATGATTCCAAAGCGCCAGTAACAATGGTAGACTGCCTTGTTTCTTTAGCTTCTGTAAGCAACCTGAATTGTGTCTTTGTAAACAGATAATTTACAAAAGCCTGGAAATTAAAGGCTATTGCCACTAAAGTATTGTCGGGAACATGGGCAAACCGTTCGGCTAATTCATGTGCTCCTTCCGAAGAATATTTTTCCGGATAATACAGAACAGCAGCAAGTAAGGGCAACTTATCTTTTGTACAACCTATCAGTGCTTTGGCTTCAATAAATTGTAATGCAGTCAGTGAACAGGTCAGATAACCATACCTTGTATCAATTTTGTAGCTGCTGTAGAATTCATCATCTATTTCGATGAAAGGCACTAACTGCTTACAAAAGCATGAATCTACAGTATACCGGTAGTCCAGTTTCTTAAGATACTTGGATATAGTGATGCCCGGTAACCGGTGGGGTGGAATACGTTTGCATAATTTTCGGGTCTCATCGTCCAATTCTCGAAGTGCACTATCATTGTCAGGGTATTCAATCCGGAAAGGAAAAGTGATTTGCTCGGCAAGCCATGCAAGGTTTTGATACCCTTCATCGGTTTTAATTTTCTTAATATCCCATCCCATTGTCCGGCAGATATGGCGGACACGCACCATTGCAATGGATAATTGGCCGTTTGCCATATTTTGTATATCCTGAATAAGTGAAGCATACAAATAGGGATCTAATTTCTCCCATGAGTTGGATATACTGTATTCCTCACCTCGAACTAAGAATTTGATTGTATCTTCCATCATGCCATCAGGTATATTTTGTCATCAGGACGGTTAAACGATGTTTCAGTGTCGACAGAACTGCCGGAACCGGAAGAAAGTATAAGGTCAATGTCCATTAAAGAGTTCTTCACTTCGTCAGCCAGCGATGTTGCCAAGTCGAGCATGCGTTGCTGTTCTTGCGTACCATATCGCATGGCTTTGGAATCATCAAACAAAGACCGAATTGTCGGTGGAAATTCAATGATGTCAAATCTTCGCAAAGCTATTGCAACCGTTTGTTTTGCCAGGCACCGTTGGAGCACAGAGATAACCTCTTCGTTTTTGGCAGAGCGTTCAAAATAAGAGTCCATACCGTCATCCAAAGCTTCCTTTTGCAAAGGAATTGTCCGGAAGAAAAATAAGTACGACATATCAATAGGATATAAGGAGTCAAACTCATCGGCAGTTTTTATTTTTAAAGCCGATAGCATCTTGCAGTAACGGGTCTCTTTCCACTTTTCAGATACATTTCTTTCTGAGGACAGCAACTGTATGAGCGTATCCATTGCATTGAAATAGTTATCTGTATATGCCCGCCGCATAGCTTCCTGCTCATGCTTATATATGTCAATTTCGTTTTTTCGACGGCTGATGACGTCGAATATCATCTGCTTGGCAAGTGTCAGGTTTGCCATGGCTGAGCATAATGCTTCTTTGGGCTCTCCGGCTTTACCCGCCACTTCATCGTACACCTCTTTGGATAGGATGATTGAAATTTGCTTCTTGGCAGAAAGAGCGGATGAATTCAAGTCCTGGAAGCTGACATTGCTTTCGAGGTATGGAGAATACTTACGAAACTCCGCTACCGTAGAAAATAGTTCTTCTAATATAATCATGATTGTTGGGTATTAAGTCTGTTCTTAGGTGAAACTTCTTCCTGGCGTGCCGGAACTTCCCGATAATAACCGATGCGATAGCCTTGTGCATACAGTTCCGGGAAATTTACCGATATCGCCAGATTGAACGGTTCGGAACAGATTTCGTCTTCAGAAGAAAGCGACATTATGTAAATCAAATAATTGTAATACGCGTCTGCACCCGATTTGGAAATAACCCCGTCTTTGCTTACGCTCGATATGGACGAGTCGAGTCCTACACTGGAAAGTAATACTTCATCAGCGCGTTTATCGTATGC